AGGACGACGGCGGCCCCCACGACGAGGGCGACACGGCGCCCGCGCGTCCAATAGGGGCGGTCCAGGGCCGCCTGAACCAGGGGCCACAGGGTGCCCAGGATGACGGTAGTGACGAAGGGGTCAGAGACGAGTGCCTTCATGTGTGTTCCTTCCTAGATGAGTGGTCACCAGAGACGGCCGGAGCCAGACCTGGAGTTGTTGAGGGCCCGCTGGAGCGCACCGATCGTTGCCGGGCCCGCCTCGCCGTCGACCCAATCCGCGTACTCCCACCCATCGGGCAGGTACTCGCGGTGCCAGGCGATGATGAGGTACTGGAGCGTGCGCCACGTGTCCGGGCCAAGCACGCCGTCGACGTCGAGCGCCGGGGCATCGTTCAGGGCGACCTGCGTGTCCGCCGGGACAGCCGAGTTCAGGAACGCCTGGAGCCGCTCAATCGCGGGACTGCCGTCGTCGTCGAGCACCCCGTCAACGGGGGTCCCCATGACCTGCTGGAGGCGGCCGATCGTCGCGGGCCCGAAGACGCCGTTGCAGACAAGCTCGCCCTGGCCGTCGCTCTTGTTCCACTTGCCGGTGTAGGGGCTCGCCTGTGTCGCGGGAGCGGCCGGGGCCGAGGCAGTGACCTGGCCTCCGCCGATCATCGCGTCCCAGGCGGACCGGTCGCGCAGGCGGTCCAGGTCGAGGTGATCGTTGTAGCCCGGCAGGTATCCGTCCTCGGTGTACTGGTGAATGAGGACGTTGCCTCCCCAGTAGGGGACGGTCGGGACGGGCGGGTCGCTGTACGCCTGCCCGTAGGAGGCGTAGTTGGGGCCTCCCGCGTACCAGAGCGGGAATCGGGTAGCGACGGCGGACCAGTCGCCGCTCTCCATACCCTGCCCGTTCAGGTAGATGCCAGGCGTGGAGGCAGTCTCGGCAGCCATCCGGTTCAGGATCACGAGGGCGTCCGAGGGGGCTAGGTTGAGGGCGTCGGCCTCCCAGTCCAGCCAGAACGTGGCGCGGCCCGCATACGCCTTGGCGCGGTCGAGGAAGAACCGGGCCTGCTCGTTCGGGTCCTCGTCGTTGCCGAAGAGGTAGAGGCCGAGTCGCTTGCCCGCGGCCAGCGTGGCCTCCGCCTGAGCACGCCAGTACGGGTTCTCGTAGCCGGTCCCCTCGGTGATCTTGACGATCACGAAGTCCGCCCAGATCGCCCGGATGTTCAGGCCGCCCTGATGAGACGAGATGTCGATACCGTGTGCGTGCTTGGGCTCAGAGT